ATGAAGCTGTGGTTTCTTTATGTATTGATTGCAACTGTGATTTCTATGTTTATACAAACGGGATTAGACAATGTCGGAGTATTGAACTTAAAAAATGTGTGGGCTGATTTTTTTAGCTGGCTCGTCATTTTCTTCGTGGTTTACGTATTAATTGAATTGGCGGGAAGGGCCGTGATCGGTTCGCGCAGCAATTAAAAAAAGCCCCTCATGATCAGAGGGGCTTTTTTTCCTTTTGACAAGGGACAACTTTCTTAAACCATTTTTCCATATTGTCCAGACACATACCGCCGTTTCCCGCCGTGGATGACTTCCCAATAGCCTTTGGAGTTGTTTGAACCTTTAACAGAACCTGAGATGTTAATTGTCTTGCCGAGACCAATTGTATCCACATTCTTGGCGTTTTTACGGTCTGGTTTGTCCATAATAATGGCTGCACTTTTCACACCAACAATTTTAATTTTGCCTACAGACTTAATACCCCCGCTAGTCTTGTTTGAAGGTTTAGCAGGAGCAGATTTTGAAGGGGTTTTCCCTAACTCTGCATCGCTCTTGATATATCTTACGTTAACGTAACCGCTGTATGTGGCTCCTTTAGAATTGGTATATTTAATGTAACCCCAACCATTTTGAGTCGATCCTTTTTTATATTGGACAGTCGAACCTTTAGGAAGAGCAAGCACAATAGACGAGTTGGCATTGCGTTGAGTTCTCACATTAAGGCTGTCAGCAACAACTGTATTTTTAATATAAGATTCTTTTGTTTTATCAACAGGAGATTTTTCCGTTTTAGACGGGGCGCCGCTGATCCCGGCTTTAAAGGAGTCCCATCTATCAAGGAGCTTGCGTGGACAATACTTGCCGGACCAATGTTGGTGAGGGACCACGTTTGCAAGGGAAATACCCTGCTCCTTCATGAGCTTTTTGATCAGCCATTGAGCATTCGCCACGGCTTTCTCAAAATCCCCATCGCTATTCTCGCAAATTTCAATGCCGATAGATTTCCGGTTCCCGGTTCCGCGGTTTCCGTCTCCCGCGTGCCAACCGTTTTCATTCAATGGCAGATGCTGATAAATCTCTTTGTCGTCTACTGTAAAGTGCCAGCTGGTGGGTGTTTCCGGATTTTTCTCATAACGGGCATGCATGGCTGCGCTTGCCCCTTGTGCCGTGTTTGCTGTGTTATGAACTGTGATGTACGCCGGGTTCATTGCATATCCCGGTCTGTTATTGTGTCCTACTGGAATAAAGTCTTTTGTGATTTTCACCATGTTTCATCGTCTCCTATTCTGTTTTGAAATATAAAAAAGCCGCCGGATTAACCTGCGGCCTGATCGTCTTTTTCTGTTTTTTGATCGTTGTCACTTTCAATTACGTGAAGCCGGTCAGTGATGACGGCCGGAATTTTAACGCCGATCTGCGCCAAATTCTCTGTGATGGACAGGCCTTCATTTGCGATATAAAAAAGAACGGTTCCAAAGGTCAGAACACCGTTCAAATTTGTTATCGTATCAATAATGTTGGCCACAATGATCACAAGGAAGCTGAGCATTTTCCGGACGTAACCAAACCAAGCACTACGGCTTCGTAGATTCTTAAATTTCCATGCCTTAATTACGCCTGTCAGGACGTCAATAATGCTGAAAACTAGCAGTAAATCAAGGTATTTCACCTCCCCGAAAAGATATGTTCTTGCGATCTGTAAGCTTTCAAAATTCATCCACACTTGTATTCCCTCCAATTGTTATCACCTCCTTCGAGGCAAAATAAAAACACCTCTGGGGTGTTAGTTTGCGGCGCCGCCTAAATCCACACTGACAGGTTGTTTTGTCATCGGATAGGTCAAGCCGGTTATTTGTTTATATTGATCTTCTGTAATTCTTCCCCACTCAACAAAACGGGCCACGTCTGCATTACTGTAATACTGCGGCCCCCACCCGTAGATGGTTTTAACGCTTGTAAACCAATCCATCATACCCCTTTCCCTCCCTCCGCCAGCATTAGATAAAGGTTGGCAATCATTTGCGCTTGTGACTCGGCAAGGCTTTGCGCTTCCGCAAGCTGCGTTGTGATGGCCGCGTTCTGAGCTTTCAATTCATCAACAGTAAAAGGCACCCGCCCGCTTTCAATTTGCTTTTCCAGTGCTTTTTTCTCTTCCTGGGTGGCCGCCTCCGTCCATGTCTTCTCAGCGGGATGATACATCGACTTTATGAAAGACGGAGGCTGGACGGTTGTACAATTCTCAGGGATTGTATAGTTACCTTCTTCGTCAGGCTCAATCGGAACGGGTTTGGTCAAAATAAAATTTTCATCGTATTCATAAACCTGAATCATGCTGTCCCTCCTTCCTGAAAGCCCACGACCACATCCAGATAGTAGCCTCCGCCCATCTTACTTGAGTCCGCCGGGTCCGGATATTTTATTTTTAAATCCCCATTATCATAAATGATTAAATTGGCTGTGCCGCCTGTACCACTTAACGGCACTGTTATAACGGAACCGCCAGCAGGTGCGTATTCCGCGGGGATGGAGCCGAATATAATTTCGGCGTCTGTTTTCACATGCCCCCGTAAGATTAAAAACGCCCCCCACTTTGCGTACATCGGTGTCCGCGTCCCTGCGGCGGCTCCATTCTTCAGCATGATGTTGGCATAGGTGGCAGCTCCGTTCCATGTCTTCCGTTCAGCTTTAGAAATATGCCGTTCTTGGTTGTAATTATGGGCCGTGAACTGACGTAATAATTCTTCCAGTTCATCTTTAAAACCCGCTGTGAATAGCTTTGATAATTCTTCCAATGTATCTTTGAAAGGTTTGGTAACATGAATGTCCGTATTATTGGCGTGAGTGTTTACCTTCTCTTGCGCCCCGCTTTCAGTTTCTTTACTGTCCCAAGCCTTCCGATCTGCTGCAGAAACATGCTTTTCTTGATCGTTCGCATGGGCGTCTACTTTCTTTTGCGCGCCGGAGGGAGTTTCCTTGGCATTCCAAGCCTTTCTTTCGGCAGCCGTAATGTGCTTTTCTTCGTCATTCGCATGTTCATCCGTATAAGCTCTGGCCTTTTCCTCTGCAGCATCCGCCTTCCGCTTCGCGCCATCTTTCGTTTCAATGGATTCCAGATCGGCGAATTTCTTCTGTAATTCCTCGACGGTCTGGCTGATTTCTTCGACAATGTGGTTTACCCCGTCTCTCAGCGTTTCAAAATCGTCAATGTAATAGTCAGCTGTCGGAATGATGTTCTGATCTTCTAACGTTTTGGCGATAGAGAAGGTAAAAAATGAAGTCGCCAGCGCCTGCCCGTTTGAATAGTAAAGTTTGATTTCAGCCTTTACCGTTCCATAGTGCTTAAGCTCTTCATCTGAAAGCACATATTCCGCCTGCCCGTTCATCTTATCAGTGATGGTAAGGCTCTTCTTGTAAAATGACCCATCAGCATACAATAGAACAATTTTCGCGTCTACGGCAGACAGGGGCAACGGCGTGCCATCCTTTGTAAAAGAAAAAGACAGCTTCGCGCTGCCCGTGTCCTGCGTCATGAATTGGATGTTCGTGGTTCGCCCGTTTGTCCGGTTCGCATTAATATCAAATGCGACGCCCCCCGTTTTGTACATTCCTTTTCCTCCTTAGTGCTGCGGCGTAACAATCATTTGAGCTACACCGTATCCTTTTTCCGCATCATACGGAGACTTGATTCTCATAACAGTTCCATAGCCTCCGCTTTCCGCTTTAGTCGCGATTCCGCCAATTGCTGATACGCTATCCCCTACGGCCACTGTTTCGTCAATCCTGACAAAGACTTGACCGATCAGGCCAATGACATGCCATTCGTCCCGAGAGTCACGCGGCACATATTCGAGAGAAGGGTCGTAGTCTGGATTAAGTTTGGGGAGACGGATTTCTTCGCCGCCGCGGAAAACTGTCTCGTAGACCAACCCGCCGAATTCATTTCTTTCGTACTGCTCGTTCCAATAGAACGCAGCACCGCCGAGCACCACGCCCGCAGTTTCCGAAACAACTCCGAGAATCTTGTCCTCTTTTTCCGCTTTTCGAATCTTTTCGCCTTCTAGTGCAACGAGATAACTAGAATCAATTTTCTTGCCGTCAGCAGACTCAAAATACTCAGCGAAGTCTTTGAAATCTGAGACGCTCTCCACTCGTCCTGTGCCGCGAATATGGCCGCCAGTCGAATCGAGTTCCCATCTCGTATTTTTTGTTGAGGCACTTCCAGTCCCATAACCGCCCCTAACGCTGTATCCGTTATCGTTGATAACCCCCTGAGCTGCAAGAATAGCCCTAGAGTTGCCGTCACCTTTTGTGTGGCAGTTATTGACGGCTATTAGCGCTTGACGCGACCCCTCAGTTGTTGAGCCGCCTCGGACACCCAGCAGAACATTGGCAGGACCTTTTGCGATGTTGTCACCTGTACTGCCTAAAATGGCACTCGCTTCATGCAGAGCTGATCCGGAAGTATTGCCGCCCATAAATCCGCCTTTTACTCTTGTCGGGATAGTGCTGTACTCTCTCCCGGCCAATTGAGCAGATATCTTATACCCGGCTGCTTCTACACCTACAATGGTTGTTTGATTATTCGGTGAACCAATTCCGACGGTTCCGTTTTTACCTATAATCGTCCCATTCATAATGCTTGAATGATAAACCCCGCCGCCTAAACCGAAAGCTGCAGGAGCCGAGTTGTAAATATCAAAATTTGAGATCTTCACGTAATCAGCTTTTTGTGGGCCTCCGTACACTCGAATATCATGAGAAGCCTTTCTGAACCCTCTCATTTTAATACCGTTTACGGTGATATTTCTGCAGCGATACTGAAAGGCTATCACCGGACTGTTTTTATAATCGTAATTGGGATTTCCGATTGCGGTAAAATTGACAATCTGCACGTTCTTATATGCAGATACAACAAGAGCACGCGGGGTAATTCCCTCATACAGATCATTAAAAACCGGTTCTATTGCGGTGCAGTCCGTTAACGTCACATCATAAGCTGTAGTACTCTCAGGATCATCTGCTTTATGGTGGCCGATATGCCGCAAATCATAAGCCCGCACGTCCCGATATGAAACGTGGCCGAGGATATGAACATTTTGGGAAGCCGGCCATTCGGTATGCGCCTTAACTTCAACGCCGCGGATGTTTCCTTCTGTATAGTTGTTGAGCAGCCATACATGCTTAGAACCGTCATCAATCTCAATGCCGTTAGAGTTAGCCTTCCCCGCAGCATGTGCGATGCCTGTTGGATTTGTGCAATGGCAGTTTGATATGAAAATATATTCACTGTAATGGGTTGTTATCCCGTCATCCCCATACCCTGAGTTAACGCAGCCGTCAATCCATACATATCTGCAGCCGTCTTTTGTATACTCGGTATCTGGTAGATGGTCATACGTTGGCGCTGTTATATCAATGCCGTGAAGTGCGGGGTTAATGTTTTCTATATTTTTAATCCAGATGAATTTTGAATTCGCAAAGGCAACGCATGTAGAATGCTGCCCGCCTGTCGCCCTTAAACCACCCTGCCGTTCTTGATTCCAGTCTGTTGAGAATCCTTCAATGTGAATGTTTCGATTCCCTTTTTCGTAGTCCGCATTCGTAATGACCCATTCTGAGGCTGGTGTCTCATCATTCAAAATTAAGAATGTAACGCCGATTCCCTGACCGACGAGACGAACCCAGGAAGGGATTTTCAAACCTTTCACGACGTAAATGCCAGCTGACATAACCACCTGCACCTTACCGGTTCCGAACGCCTTCTTAAATGCCTCCGTGCTGTCCGTTTTTCCCGTCGGGTCAGCCCCGAAGTCATCAACGTTTACAACGCGTTTGATTTTCCTGTCAAGCTTGCTGAATTCCCTATCGAGCCTGTCTTTCAATGTTGCGGCAATTTCCCCATCCGTCGTTACGCGGGAATCCACGACTTCTTTCACGTCTTTACCGTCATGATTCAGTACAAGGTTAGTAAATCGCGCAAACAGATTTTTCAAACGGTTTTCGACGGTGTACCCATCATGTGTAATCTGTGAAGAATCATGAACGGCAATTCCTGCTCGGTGCCTTTTAAGATCATCATCAATTTTATTTATTCCATTTTCTATAGTTTCCATGTCATCCCGTATTTGTGATGTATACCGGGCATTTCGGGTGGTATCATAGTCTTTGGTAAGCCTGACCAATTCAGAACACTCCTTTCAACTAAAACGAAAAGCACCCCAATAGAGGTGCTTTAAATCATCATTCTTAATTTCTGAACATAACGTTTTTGATCTTTCAATCGTTTTTCTTGCTCCATGCGGATATCCTGGATATCTTTACGGAAATTAGCAAAGTTCAATGTTGGCTTTGCATATGGATTTAAGGGCTTGTATTGAATGGAAAGCAGCCTGACATCGTCTTCATAAGTCACACCGTATGCTGTATCAGCCAGCACATGAAGTGTGTCTCCCTTCCAAAAATCTTCTTGTATTTCAAGAAGCTTCGGCTCATAGATGTATTCATAATCCACTTCGATCTCCATCTTCGGGTAAGGATTCACGTATTTTTTAAGCGCCGTCATCATGCTGGATTCTTTTTTATAACGCTCGTCGCGCAACGGTTCCGCCCACCTCGGCATGCCATCAAGCAGGAACTTATCTTCGTCAGGGTGCTTGTAAAGGACTGGCTCAAAGACGTACTCCGTTTTTTTGCTGTCGGTGCTGCTGTTTTCCTTAATAGCTCCGAATCCCCGCGCCCGGGTAGAGCAACCTTCTGTCGATGTTTTAATTTTAATGCCGGGCATATTATAACGAGAATCGAGAGTGTGATTGATACGCTTTCCCATCTTTTTATAGATGTAAATCTTGTAATTATCTACATCCAGCTCTAAACCGTAGTCTTCCACAATTTCACTTATCAGCTCATTCGCAAACTTTTCACCAAAATTCTCCTGCTCTACACTTTTAAATTCACTTTCCTTGTCTTTGAAAATATAAGAGAATTTCGTTCCCTTCAATGTGAAATCAAGCATTTTTCTTACAGTCAGTGTACCGCTGATCGTCTCTTCTACATAATGGTTATTCAAAACGGCAACGAAAACATGGCTTGCAGAAACTTTCTTGCTGAGTGTCTTTTCCTGATCGACTTCGATCATCGTGATAAAGTATTTTTGATGGTTAAATTTCTTTTCATCCAGGTAAAGAATATTGTCATTTATGAGCAAGTCATATTCAATGCCATTATCAGCAGTCCGAGTGATCGTAAACTCAATATCTTTTTTTCCGGTGGTGTCATCTAGCAGATCCGGATCGGCACCAATGACTTCGACAACTTGATTTCCGTCTTGACTGGAAACATGCAGTTGAGGGAAATAAACGTCTTTTGGCAAGTTTTGATTCAGCGTAATATCTTTACCGTTATATTCCTTACTTGGTATGTCCGGATCAGGATCTGGTGTGCTCGGATTACTCGGTTCGTCTGGTACTCCCTCAGTTGTATCATATTTCGTTAATTTATAGGTGAAAATGAGGCTGTTCAATTTTGTTGCGTAATTTGGATCGGTAGCATACCCGGCTTTGACAAGAGCCGCAGTTGCTTTCTGATAATCTGTTTCCCCGACGACAGCTTTATAATGGTTTTTATCCCAGCTAAGGCCATTCAAGTACAGGTTCGCCAGGTCTTGTATAGATTCTTTCCATGAAGGGTACTTCCTGAATTTAGCTGGAACTTGTACGTTTTCTCCGTTGATAACTTCCCATGTTTGCATAATGACATACTGGCCGTTGTATTCGCCCTTCATGCCGAAAAGGTTATGTCCTTTTGTCGCCAATTCACTTGTGCCCCACGCGCTTTCTAAGCATCCTTGCGCAATGATCAAGGATGCGAGAATACGGTGCTTTTTATATATTTGCTGGGCATCGCCGGCAATCTCTTTAATAAAATCTGTATTCGCCATATAAACCGCCTTCCTTACAAGTAATAGAGCCGGGTGTCAAATTCTATGACAAAATCATCAGTATTCTGAACTTCAAACTCATTCCAGCCAATTTCGAGATTCGGCAGACGTCCAGACGTTTTTATTGGTTTATTATTGAGCAGCGCGTACTGCTTTAAAAATGATACCTGCTGTGACTTCTTCAACTCCTGTTCAATCGTTAATTTCTCGCCATTGGTATGATTGATTAGTCTTACATTCTTCCCCTTGGCGTTCAATAGGACGTTATACGCATGATCAAGAGGATTGATTTGGACATCTCCGGAATTAAAGACCGAGAAACGTTTCTGATTCTTAAAATAATAGGCCAGGTTGTCAACCGATTGCAGGCTCATACCGATGTTCCAGTTCTCTCCTGACTGAGTCTGTGCTGTTTTGGTTGAATGTTTAGATTCTGCCATCCCGGTAATATTGGTAAACTCGACTGAAAAAACAGCATGTGTTTTCTCCTTTTCTTTGGGAATGCTGAAATTCCCATCACACGTGACAAGGAAACGGCGATTCGGCCATAAGTCAGTAGAAATATAATAGGCAAATGGCTTCACCAATAAAGCATAGAGCTGATGCCTAAGCATATAAAAATTATTGTGAATTTTCGAATCCAAATATATTTCTACAGTGACCTTCCTTGATGAATAGGTCACGTCACGAGGATGCTGTGCTGAGATAACACCATGTCGCCGCGGGATCGTGATCGTTTCCCGATTGATAACCGGCGCTTCCGCCAAAAAACTCAACACTTCAAATTGAGGGAGCAAGCTGTCAAGGCTCTGCTCCCCCAATCCGTTATCAAAATCCAAAAATAGTTTTACCAAGCCGGCTTACCCCCGTTTCTATATTGTTTTCTTCTATATCGGTCAGCACTCGTTTGGTCTACTCGAGCGCCGTCAATATAGGTGTTGTTATCTTTTAAGACCAGTTGTTGTAGTAGCTGAATGTTCTGCTGGAGAGCGTCGATCTGCTGCCCCATCATACTGATTTGCCTTTCTTGATTCTCCACGACCCGAGTCATATCAATATTGACGCTTTTATCATTTTCTGGCTGTGCCGCGGATGCTTTTTGAAGCAATAGCAAAGCCTTCGAGATCATTCCTTCTTGCAGAGAAGGCAGGACGCCAAGCTCGCGCCCAACACGCGCCCACAATCCGATATTCCTTTCACGGTATGCCGGATCTTTCGTAATGGTAGTTTCATCGTACCCTCGTTCGTTGAGGACAGCGAGCTTGGAGCCGCCGCGCCCCGGAGAAGTACCGCCCTTTGCATACCCTACGTATGGGCCGCCGCGGGCCATTGATTTCAAGCCGGGATGATTTGATATGTCTCCATATCGCCCTTTGATGTAATTAATAGCAGCCAACACGCTATCTACTGGATTCAAAATGTTGTTGTGACCTGGAAATGCATTAGATGCAAACGTACTTGGAATCGTCTGCATTAGTCCCTGTGAAGGATTACCTGCCTTCCAGTTAGAGTCCCACCTGTTGACGACATTTGGATTCCCTCCAGACTCTTTCATAGCAATCGTGATTAAGCCGGGAACCCATGAAAACGGGACACCAGCAATGCCGACGGCTTCTGTTACCCATTTTTGGACCTGGGCAGATCCGGTTGCGCCTTTATAGGCATCTGCCGTAAAAAATCCCACATCCGGCAAGACCCCTTTTAAGAATTGAAGGGCACCGCTTTTTAGCGTTTTGAGAATACCAGTCCCTAACCCGTCTATTCCGGTTCCTGTTTTAAACGGGATCATGCCTTTGAAAATGCTGCTGATTATCTTTTGCGGCCCTTTCATAATCATTTCCATAACGTTAGAAGCGACATCCTTCGTTTTGCCAATGACATTCTTGCCGACAGAGACAGCGCCTTTCACCAGCTTTTTTGATCCCTCAAACGCATTTTTGAAGAAGTTTCCGACCCCATTTGCATAACCGGGAAGCCCTGTGGCAACTGCTTCTTTCGACTGAGCGTGCGGAAGAACAGACGTACCACGCGGAAGATCCCACACTTGTGGGCCGCCCCTTCCGACAATGTAAGTGCCGATACCGGGCGTGTGAGCAAGCTCCCATCCTTCCTCACCGACTAATGCCCGGCCACCGGGGTGGAAGTCTGTTCCTTTGGCATAGGCTAACCCCGGCGCAATTTGCATTGTGGAAGACTGGCGACTGTCGTAACCTGCCGGCTTCCACTGGGGAATTGTAGGAATGTGCATAAATTCCAAAACTGTATTTATGCCATCAGTTATAGCGTTTACTTTGGTTGCCAAATCTACTTTTAACTGATCCCAGACACCCAGCACTTCACCTTTTTCCCAATCAACTTGGCTGATATGGCCTTCAGCTTGCTTTTTCGCTTCCTTTACGACACCTTTATGAGTTTCCTCCGCTGCATTAATTGTCTTTTTCGCCTGGCTCTTTGCGTTTTTAACAGTTTTATCGTGTTCTTTCTTAGAAATTGAACGTTTCACATAATACTGTTCATCAGCGGCATCAATAACAGCATCACGTTGTTTCTTAGCTGCTTTAATCGTTTTCTCTTTTGCATTGTTACTGTCTTTTACTACGGCCGCCGCTTGTTTAGCAGAAAGATTAGACGTTTCTTCTTTTAATTTTTTGGAGATTTTGGTTTGTTCGTCTTTGCTACGTGAGAGTGCAGTCTCCATTTCAGCAAGCATTTTGCCTTGAATTTTAGCTATTTCTTTATTCTCTTTTTCCGTGGTTTTTCGATTTTCACGGGCGGCAGTCCTATAAATTTCATCTACTCGATCAACATACTTTTGAATCTTCTTTTGTTTTTTCTCGTTATAAGTATCAATTTTGCCAATGATTTTATTTTCTTCTTTATCAGACATTCCTTTATTAGAAGCATAAAACTCTTTCAGCACTTTAGTTGCATTGGTGGCGCTGGTTTTGTATCCATTTTTCAAAGAATCTCCCATGTCTTTAAAGCGCTTTGACATGTCATCTGCGATGTCGTTCGTGATGGTAGCATTGGTCGCACGGAGAGTGTTCAGCTTGGCTGTAACCTCAATGTTCATGTCTTCATAGGCGTTGACGGCTTTTGCAGTGGATTTTGATACACCGTCTCCAAAATCAATTGTCGCCGGAAGCACTCGTTTCTTTAAATTGTCATAATACTTAAATCCTGCATCAGTTAAGAGGGTCACACCCGTAATGAGCGCGCCGACTGGTCCGCCTAACAATCCAAGTCCGCCACGTAAAAGACCGACAACAGCAGTGCCTTTTTTAAGTATGTTAAACAGGCCGAAACCGCTTTTTGCAAGCTTCATAAATCCGCCTGCCCCTTTTACAGCATTTAATCCGGTTTTGATAATTCCGGCACCGAACTTTAACAGCTCAGGAGCAAAAGTAAGAACGAGTCCGGCAATTGTCCCGATTGGACCGCCGAAAAGAGTTAGACCAGTACCGGCCACCCGGGATGCGCCGCCAAGCCCGCGCATCGCTTTCGAGCTTCTATTTGTCGATTGCTCCAGTCGGCCCACTCGTGTTGCTGCCACGGCGTTTGTTTGGTTGAGTCTTTCCATCCGGGTGGCTGCTACCGTTGCCGCAGTGGAAGTTGTCGCAATGCCAGCTGCCGCTGTTCGGGATGCAGCGCCTGCCGCAACGGCTTCAGTCGTATAAACGCCGAGACTTGCCGATGCCCGATTGACGTTACCGGTTAAATATCCCCCCGCCGTGCGGAGCATGTTCCATCCTGCTGCGATCCTCGGTAATGCCCCGATTAACAGCAAGGCAGCCCCGCCAAAAAGAGAAAATACTGTTACAGCTCCGGCCGTAATAGCAATTGTGCTTGCGACGGAGTTCGGTAAGGCGTCGAACCATGTCACTAATGAAGTCAGGCCGTCAGTAGCAGCTCTGATGATCGGTATAAACTGGTTTCCCATGGTGATGACGGCGTTGTTTGTTGCAGATTTCAGATATTCTACAGATCCGGCCAGGTTGTCCATCTGCGTGTCAGCCACTTTTTCAGCAATACCGCCGCTGTTTTCTATTTCCTTTGTGAATTCTTCCAGCTTATCTTTACCTGCATGCATGAGCGTGATAAATCCAGATATAGCATGTTGTCCGGCCAGCTGTTTAGCGATCCGGATCTGTTCTGTTTCAGTATAATTTTTTGTTTTCTCTGTGATCTGCCCCATGATGTCGGCCAGCGGGCGCATCTTTCCGGTAGAGTCTGTCACTTTTAAACCTAATTCTTCAATAGCCGAAGCCGCAGGTTTAGGCGGAGCCGCTAAACGAGTAAGCGTCGATCGAAGTGCTGTACCTGCCATGTCTGCCTTTATTCCGCTGTTTGCCAGAATACCGGTTGCCGCGGCCAACTCTTCCATACTGAGACCTGCTGTTTTAGCAGCCGGAGCCGCATATTTCATCGTTTGACCAATCTCCTGCAAAGTGGCATTGGAGTTCGTGAACGTATACGTCATTGCATCGGCAACACGGTTTGTGTCCTCTGCCTTAATATGAAATTCGGTTAAGATGTCAGAAACGATATCAGCCGTTACGCCGAGGTCGGTTTGTCCGGCGGCTGCCGTCGCAAGCAAGCCGGGCATAGCGCCGATAATTTGATTCGTCTTATAGCCGGCCATCGCTAAATACTGCATGCCTTCGGCTACTTGCCCATCCGTATACTGTGTGACGGCGCCAAGATGACGGGCTGTTTCTGTTAATGATGCCAATTGATCGTTCGTTGCGTTCGCCAAGGCGGCGACACGGCTCATATCTTTCTCGAAGCTCGCTGCGGCCTTAACGGTTGCACCGATCCCAAGCGCTCCGGCGGCACCAATTCCCGCTAATGCCTTTCCTGTGGCTGTTGCAGATTTATAAACAGCGTTTAGCTCTTCTGATACATCCTTGGAATCCTTTTTAAAAACAGAAAAAATTCCTGCAGCCCGACTGCTGCTGTCTGACATGGCCTGAAACTCTTTGCTGACTTTATTCAGTTCTTTGCCGAGATTCTCATGAACTGCAATAGCATCATTCAAACGCCGCGCCTGAATCTGTGTCTCTCGGTTGTCTTTTCCTTTTTGTCTGACCAGTTCTTCATACCGCTGACGGTGCTCCTGGACCAACCGTCCTTGAATCTTATACTTATTACTCAAGCCCTCCATCTGCGATTGTAGGAGCTTTGATTGGTCGCCGGCATTTTTATAAATGCTTCCGGCTGCCTTCATTTCTGAATTGGCCAATCGCATCTGCCTTTTTAAGCCTTCAATGCCCCGGTTAAATCCCGTATCGTCAAGACCTACCTTAACGACCATATTTCCTATTGGTTGAGCCATATGTATCCACCCCGCTTTCCTGGCAAAGATTCAACAAAAAAGACAGGCTATAAGCCCGTCTAAAAGAAGACATCTTCAAATTTCACTTCTTCTGGTTTATTGGTTTCGGTCAATATCTCTAAATAGTGATATATGTCCATCTCGTCAATTGCGCTCATACTCCACCCTTGTTGTAGGAGAGTGGCGTAAATTTCATTTATCTGCTCTATTCCGCGCTCGTAGGTGTATTCTTCTCCGTCTGTTCCGGCAAAAAATCCTGATCAGCAGCCTCAATTTCTTTATAGCCGGCAACTTCTGAGAGAATGCGGCTCACTTCTTTCGTAACTTCAAAAGATTCCAGCCCCTCAAATAATTGATCGTAAGTAAATTGATTCCGGAATACCCCTACGATAAATTGCAGCTGTTTTTCAAGAATCTTGATGCTTTTCTCCAAATTTTCTGCTGTTTTTTCAGCTTCTGCGTTCAACCGTAATGCTTCAATAAGTGTTTTCGTATTTGTACGAGGTGCAATAAATGTTTTCAATTTCTTTTCATCTTCGAACCATAGTTTGATTGAAATATGTTTTTGAGCCATGTCGACTCCTCCTTTTAATTGTTATAGAAATTAAAAAGGAAGCACTCTGCTTCCCTTTTTAAGCGCCAAGATCAGTACTTTTACTTGCTTTGGGTTCATCTTTAGATGAAGTGTAGGCGTTGCCGTATACCTTTTCATAAAACTTGTCTAAATCGAAATTAGGCGCGTCTTCATCTGCGATGATTTTATACACGTCATCCTGCTCTCTTTCAAGAAACTCTGCGGACAATTTAGAGGTCTGGAAGTCTATTTTTTCTTTTTTTGTACTCCAGTCATCATCCGGCAAAGTGAATCGACCTTGAACTAAGCCTACATGACGTTTTTTTCCGTTTGCTTTGACACCAAAGAAGGTAATCGCGATCCACGGCGGAGTAACGTTTTTCTTGAAAAGATATAGACCGTCTTTGGTTTCCTCTATCCCAAATAAATTGACAAGGTGTTCCGGCGGTACGTCTCGCATTTCTAAGTCGAGTTTCGTTGAGCCAGTCGAGACAGCTAAATCAGCTACTTTGTTATCTGCGTACTGTTTTTCTGTAGATGAATCGGTTGCCATCTTTGCGTTGATAACATGTGGATAATCAATGATCTTGCTGGCGATCCACAAGCCTTCTTTTTTGATTAATGGTGAATACTTAACGCCTTCCAATCCCACCATAGAACTGTATTCGGGCATGATAAAACCTCCAATTATAATAAAATATTGGCCTCGAACCGATAACCTTTTCGAATGAGGCGCTCAGATTGTAAAAACTCATTAATAGGACCATAAGTCTGGAAATCAAAAGTTCCCATTACATCAACGACAGCAGCCATTACGGATTCACAAGACTGATTGTGGTACACATCAATCTGATATAGCGTGCTGTCCTGGATGGGCTTACCGTCTGCCCATTTGGTTGTTCGATAATCTAATTCTTGTACGACAATATAAGGCGGCTGGCTTTTTATCCCTTCCGGCACTGCCAATTCATAGATATTGCCGGGGTCAACCAATGATAAAAGCGCCGGATGAGCTTCCAGCGCTTCAAATAAACTGTTTTTCAATTGTGCAGCCCGTTCGATAAGATTCACAGCTTGTATCCCGCCTTTATGACTTTTTCCATTGCATCAAGCATCTTGCCATTCGCCTTTAGCATACTCCGGTGAATAAATGGATTGGCAGCTTGATGGAGCGTGCCGAATTCCGGCAAGTGAACACGGAATTTTGTATCTTTTGTAGGGCCTACAACTGCGTATATCTCTCCGTCTTCGTCCCGCCTGATACGGCTGCCGACTATAATATCATCGTCAATGTGCGGATGACTTCCGCCAATGGAAGAGCGTGGAGCTTCCTCATTAATTTCCGCAGCCAAAACAGCCCCTCCGGCTTTCACTGCTGCTTTATGAATCTTTTCATCCTTACGGGCCAGATCAGCAAAAGTAGATTCAAGCTCCCTAAACCCTTTCAATTCCAATTCAAAGTTCATCGGCTCACCACATTCGCTTTAATCGTAATGAAATGCCGCCGCGAATAATTCGGTAAGATAGCCTCAATTTCATATGGAACGCCCTGAAAGACGATTCGCATATGTTCATTGATATCTTCCCGGTGCCGGATTGTAAATTGAACTGTTTTTTCTTTTTGTATGGCCGCTGCAGCATAATATTCCCGGCCTTTTAAGCCCTCCACCTTTGCCCAGCATTCAATAACTGTTTCCCAGCTATCATTTCCCTCCACAGGCAGACGGCCGCCGGGCTTCTTTTTTTGAAATTGAATGCGATACCGCATATCATTTAGCATTGGCCTTCACCTCTGGAACCGTGTATTTCAACTGATTGACCATCATAGTCAACACTCCATCAAGATTGGATGTCGTGCCGGCAATCTCCCGGTTTTCATACCAATGCGTCACAAAAGCTTTTACACACATAGCTGCTCGTGCTGAGTTATTCGGAAATGTAAGGCCAGTAGCACCTGTTATATGTTCTTTTGCTGATGCGATAAAGTCTAGAATTAAATCATCCTCCAGATCGCCATCGACCCGGAGGAATTTTTTCACTTTCTCTAATTCTATTTTTTCAGCTTCTGTCATCTGGTATCACCTGCCTTTCATTCTGCAGGAGTGGTGGGTTTCAGTTCATCAATTTGTTTTTGCATACCGTCAAGTACAGCCTTTACTTCACTGTTCAGATGCTCCAACATGATGCTGCCAGTCCCAACATTTTTACTGCGAACTGATTTTTCGCCCAGCATTTCATGTGCAATGCTGCCCTCTTCAATGACAGCCGGATCACCTTTTTCACCTTTCGGGCCTGGATCGCCGGGATCTCCCTTCTCGCCTTTTGGTCCTGGTTCACCCGGATCACCCTTTAGGCCTTTTACGTAAAGAGGATTTTCTTCGCTGTTATCCGCAACCGAAATGTCAGTGATCGGCACTCCTTTACCGTTGTCCCTCGCAGAAGTTAATACACCGTTACTTTCGTTCAGAATATTGTCTAATTTCGCCATGTCGATCAATCCTTTCAATTTTTATTTTTACTTTCCAAGATCAGCAGACTGTTCAGGCGTTTCTACCTTTGCGTCTTCCCCGACGACAAGATCAGTGACAATGACGGCTGCTTCCGGATCTACTACTTTTCCGTCGAAACGTTCAATGCCGCGGAAATATGTCTGATCCGTAAGAAAAGCGTCTCCGCCTACATCTGTAGATTTGATTTCGAATTTTTGACGGTCAAACATGAAATATGCACTTTCAAAATCACCGAAAAGAATATGAGTCTTTTGTGTCTTGTCGTCAGTTACAATTTCGTCATAAACTTCAACCGGACGTCCGAACAAAAGGAAGCTGTCTTCGTCCCTAGGATCTTGAGCTAAGATACCTCTGCCGTTTTTATCTTCAATATTTGCCAGAGTTTCAAACGCTTCAGTATTCATAACCCACTTTGCATTTTTACGATATCCGCGTTTAATTTGGTTTTTAACCTTGCGTAGAAATTTAATCGTAATTACAGATGGCGCTTTAAGCGTTTTGTATTTGCCGCTGGTAATGATGCCTTCAACATTCGTCTCCCCACCTTTTCCATAAAAGACTTCATCATTTTCTGTCACTACAGCGGATTCAGAGAGCCAGTCTACGATTTCACGAACAAAGTTTACAAAAGAATCATTTAATAGCTCGCTAGAAACAGGCAAAAATCCGGCGAACTTTTTAACGTTGTACCAGATTTGTTCAAATTCCATGTTTTTTAGTTCTTTAATTTGTTCTTTCTCGGCTGTATTATAGAGTTTTCCGGCTACACCTTTTCGGACTGTATAACTCCCTGATGGAGCAGTTTTAGGCACAACGCGAACCAGATTCCGAACGGAATTTAATTCCTTGATGGATTTCAAAATCTCTTTTGAAATATCGTCCGGAACAGTATACCCGCCGTCTTTATCACTTCCAGAAGACAACGAGCGATTTTCCTTCAGAACACGCTGCATCATGCTTCTTTCTTCTTCTCCGAGGTCATGGCTGCGTCCGGTCAGCACTTTAAACCAAGCATCCCGGTACTCATTTGTGGCTGTTAAGATGTCGCGCTGTTCCGGTTCCTCATCAGGTTTTCGTTCAAGTTCCGGTACAAAGTTTCGCTCTTCATCCAAAGCCGGCAGTTCCAAGCCGCGTTCTTCTGACATCAGTTCGATTTGTCTTTGCAGCGCCTTCGCTTCATCAAGCATGCTGCGGGCTTCTTCGGACTTTCCTTCATCCAAAAGATTGGATGCCTCTTGTTTTTTCTGTGTGAATTTTTGTCTTAATTCACGTTCTTTTTTTGTCATTGCTACTGGCATTCAGGTATCCTCCTTATATTTGAACATAAAAATAGACCTACAATGTGAGGTCTAAAAGCTCAAGTTCCATTTTCAATTTTTCAATTGGGGCAGTCCGCATTTCTTTTAACTGCTCCACTTTTTCTAAACTGCGTTCACCAATCACTGCCTCCGTATCGCTATAAGCAGGCGTCGTTACGAGAGAAATGTCAAAGATACGTTCGATATTATTGATGCGGCGTTCATAAATGTCCTCTTCATCATTATGTCGCCATTCGTCCGGATCTCCTTGACTGTAATCCAAAGAAAAAGCAAAAGAACACTGATTAACGACTCCGCTTCTAACATTCACCATTAAATCTTTCGCGTATGACGTGTCTGTAGGGATAAAACGGAATTTGAGACCTATTGCGTCTGTTTCTAGCTCCAGCCTCCCTACGTCCTCAGAAACGGTATTTCTCGCTAAGGGATAATCCTGACGGTGGTTAAAAAGAGCGACTACGTTAGAAAGGTCTGCGGAATCCAGGGCATTCCGGCTGATGATTTCTTTAAACCATCCTCCCAACGGCTCGGACCATTTTTCGAATTTCAAAGCGTACCCCTCAATAAAATGCCTTTTCTCTTCACCTTCACCGGCAGAGCGCAACTCAATTTTCGTTGTCAGATGACGTACTTCCTTGCTCATGTTTGCCATCACCTCCTTTACTTGAGCCAGCTTTGTTCATTTGATACTGCTCCAATGAATCAAGGAAGGTATAGTTAAGCGACACAAGGTGCCTATCACCGTGTTCAATCGCATTTTTCTCTTCCAGTGCACGAATTTCATTGATATTTAAGGCGCCGATCCGTTCCATAATTTCGTAATACTCGGCCCTTGATTTTGCATCACCGCGCAGCTCGCTGTTTACATTGAATTTGATGTAAAATCCTTCATTTATTTCTCCATCAGTAAAAAGCTTTGTGATGATTTCCTGTTCAAAGGATACCAGCCAAGGATGCAGCGTATTTTTCACATACTCAATGGACTGGTGCTCAATATTGTTGAAAGTAGCACGATCCAGTTCATTAATTTTGTGCAGAGGGACTTTATAGATAGACGCAATTTGTGCTTTGTTGAATTTCATCGACTCCACAAATTGCGCTTCTTGTAAAGGCATTGAAATTGATTCATATGAAAGACCGGCATCAATAATTGCGATGTTGCGGCCCGCATTGACTTTTTCCCATTCATCTCTAGCCCGATTTTTTGCGTCTTCATCAATTAAGGTTGGGACTTTCAATATTCCCCGGGGAGTAGCATCATTTTTATACAATTTCGCATTAAATTTGGTTGCGGCAGACTGAGCACCGATATGTTCCCTTATGACGCCTATCGGACTTTTCCCGTTAATCCCGTCTTCTGTCATACCCTTGAAATGAAGAACCTCATCCGCATACAATTCAACACTTTTTGAATTAATGACCGTTTCATACCACAGTAGACCGTTGTTCGGATTTACATAGGCCTGTGTATTGGCTGGATTTAACGGTAATAAGGCTATGATTTTACCTGTTTTATCCACTTTGATATAAGAGTAGGCATTTCCCCAAAGACAGACATGAATCATCATTAGCTTTTTCCATGTGAAAGCCGTCATGTAACGATTAGGTTTCAAATAGAGTAATTGAGCAACAGGATGTTTCATGCTGCTGATAATATCACCTTGGCGACTTTTGAACGTATGGACCGAAAGCTTAGCAATGTCATCAGACAATACATTCACACATGAATAGACATCAGGATGAATTAAGGCGGTTGATTCGCTCACACGTTCACCGCTGGCCGTCTTTGAGCCGCCGAACATATCAATGATCCAGTCAGGAGGGTTCGCAAGATTCCAAGTCTCTGATTCATTTGATCTTTTTGAAAACAGCCCTTCCAAAAACAATCAATCACCCCCTTTTTTTGCTGATTAACACCGCATAAAATATAAAAAAGACACCCGTCGTCAAAAGACCGATGTTTGTATGCAAGCGATATGCGGCGCACGCTATAAATGCTGCACCTGTGATAAAAAGAAAATCGTTTAACAGAAGCAGCATGAATGCGAATAATTTTTTCACGTTTACACCGCCCTTAGAAAGAGAATGACGCTGATTTGATATATGAGTTCAGGTCTACTTCATTATCAGTTTGAGAAGCTCGTACATAAGCATTAATCAATGCCGCTACAGGATCAATCCGTTGTGTTGATTTGGATTTATCCAGCATGATATTCTCTTGAGCATCCACTTTGGTTACTGCGTTCCCCATCGCCCAAGTTAGCAATGAATTTTTCGGATGAATGACTTTTTTTGATTTCACCTTGGCTCTGAAGCCTTTAGTCGGTTCCGATAGAGTAGCAACACCCTGACGAATTTCAATCATTACATATCCGTCCGCCTCCATCTGCTGAGCAAACTGAGTCGCATTGTATGGATCATATCCAATTTCTTTGATACGCCAGCCGTTTTCTTGCTCCATCTTTTTGATGTAAGCCCTGATGTAATCATAATCAACAACAGCTCCGTCAGTTGTCGTAAGCCATCCCCTATCTTTCCATGTGTCATACGGGACGTTGTCGGTTTTCATTCGCTCAAAAAAAGTATCCTCCGGCATAAAACCGTGGCTTTCCACAGCAACCCGCCCATCATCCAAAGGAAAAACAAAAGATGCTGCAGTTAAGTCGATTGTTTTTGACAAGTCGATACCGACGTAACACTCCCTGTTTTTCAGATCCGGAGTTTTGTCAGAACCGCAGTCAGCCCAAGCCTGCATATCCATATAGCCGTTTTCTCGCATGTTTACCCAGATGTTCATGTTTTTCGTCATGAAATTTCTCATTTTCTCCGGGACAGCAAGCGCGACCTCCAATTCCCCACGTAAATAATTCAAACCGTGCTCATTGGCAGCGACAATCGGATTCGCTTTAATCCAGTTCTTTTCGTCCTTGACGTCATCGCCTTTATCAAGCTCGTTGACCATTACAAAATATTGCTCGTTCTGTTCGACCTTATTCGGGTCCAGTATGCGAGACACGTAGTCATATTCCACACGGTAAGCAGGATTATTTAATTCAAAGCCGGCCGTCGTAATAATTAACATTAATGGCTGGGCACGGGCGGCCATACCGGAAGCCAGGACATCATAAATTTCTGAGGTTTTATGAGCATGGTATTCGTCGATGATGCCGCATTGTGGGTTGAATCCGTCTCCGGTCTTCCCGGCATCTTTAGAAAGCGCCTCAATTTTCGACTGTGTTTTGGGATGCTCAATTTTCCCATAAGCAATCCGATATTTCTTTTCCGGCTTGTTCAAAAGGTCGCTTTGCATGATCTGCGCCTTAATTTCATTCCAACAGATTTTTGCTTGTTCAGTTTTTGTAGCCCCAATGTATACCTCGGACATATACTCATCGTTGGCCATTGTCTCATAGGAACCAACACAGGCCAGGCTCTGGGTTTTGGTGTTTTTACGGCCGACCTGCCAATATACCTTTTTAAATCGGCGGTAGCCGGTATCCTTATGCACCCATCCGTACACATTACCAAAGATGAAAATCTGAATAGGTTCAGGAACAATATTTTCACCCTGTAATGGCCCTTTCGTATGTTTAAATTGTGTCATCCAGTAAAGGAACCGACGAGCTTTTTCGTCATCAAACACATATGGGAATTCCCTTGTGCCTTCCCTACTCACATCATTTAAAAAACGCTGGCAAGCCCATATGTGTTTTTCGCATGCCACAATCTCACCCGATATCACATCGCGTGAGTAATCAAGTAGAAACTGTTTGATTGTATTCATACATTTTTAAACTCCTTTTCTGCAGCTGTTTTCTCCCGTTCTTCCTGTGTACGAGTGATAGCAAGCTTAGCCCGGGCAGACGGAGTCAGGCCGAAGTCATTAGCAGCCGATTTCATCTGATCATAATAGTTTTTTTGCCGCTTTAATAAAGGATGTTCTTCCCCTATTAACTTGATAGGATTTCCCTCTTCATCCTCGCCTTCTGTATGGACCATAATCCCGTCTTCTTCAATCACTTTTGATATAGATATATACTGAGAGTAGGCGTTGCAGTAGGCGGCCAACATGCTGATGTCCGCTTCCGTGATGATCTCGACCTCAGCCAGTAAAGCAGCAACTCGTTTGAATTCTTTTTTTCCGACTTTATCCAACCACGTTGGCGGTTTTATATTATCGGATCGCATTTTCAGCTTTTTCTCGTGCTCAGCCCGGGCGGCCAGCTCTTCCGTATTCTTTTTATTTGGGTTGCCCTGTATCAATTGAAGCGTCGCGGATTTTGCAGGCCTCGGCATGTTCTCACCTCATTTCATGTCAAAAAAATTGCATTTTTCACTTGTTTTTTTCACCAATCGTGATACGATGAAATCAACAACAAAACCAGTCGTACCAAGCCCTCTCGGCAAATTTGCTGAGGGGGCTTTCTGCTGTTTCCGGAACTTTGAAAAGCGGTGTTTGTTTGCAGAAGGGGGATCGCCGTTCTCCGTTCGTTTCCCTTTCAGAGATTTGTTAGGGGGGAGGGTCACTTGCCCTTACTGCCGTGAGTCTTGTTATGACAGGCATTACACAAGCTTTCAAGGTTCTTTATGTCCAATCGTTTCGACCAATCTTGCTTTACTTCCACTATATGATGCACCATGTCAGCCGGAGTGAAGCAGTGTTCTTTCAAACAATGCTGACAGAGATAATTGTCTCGTATCAAAGCAAGTTGTCTTGTTCGTTTCCATTCAGTTGATTTATAAAAACTTGTTATTGTTTTGTTTCTTGAATGTTTATTGTAATGTTTTGTTTCTAGTTGTTGCTGTGTCTTGTGTGCGTCGCAGTACCGAACACGGGTGAGGCTGGGGCACCCAAGGGCGGCGCATATTCTTAGGGACTTAGACGGCATTTTTGATCCTCCTTCAATGTCAATTATTTTTTGTTCAACTTTTTACTTGTCTGCTCGATAAACGGATGCATAAGCAGAACAATACGCTCCTTTAAATTGAAATACACCATCAGAAGGCGCTCAGCCTTCTTATTTCTGGTTTTTGCTATACTGGATACTTCTGATGCGCTTTTTGATTTAAAACTTATTCAATTCCCTAAATAAAAAGCGCCCTCCCTGTTGGGAAAGCGCCTAATATAATTATACATGTCATATCCATTTATTCTTAACCGGATATAATTACCATTATTTTTTCCTATTTATTTTCCGGTTTTTTTTCGCTTGTTTCTTTTTGTTTTTCTTTTTATTTTGATTGGTTTTTATTTTAGGATTAATTCTTTTTTTCTCAGATGAAGGAAAGTAATGATTTAAAGGTCTAGACTCAATACCTTTATTTATATAACTAAACTTACGGGTTTGATAAACAATTTCAGCTAATCCTATACAAGACCTCATTAATTTAAAACATTCTTGAATAAACTCTGTTAAATATAAACTTTCTGCAGTACCTCTACTTACATCACCTGAAGGGTAATATTTCAACTTCTGTGTATCAACATTATAGATGTAACTTCTATGTGCTATTGCATTTCGTAATCGATTATCAACTTTTGAGACAAATATTTTATCAAAGCTTTCTTGACCATTTATAAATTCTAGCTTCCTCCCCTTTTTTTGCATTTTTTGATAATCCTTAATTTCTTGGATACTATCAATTACATTACTTTTCATTTCTTTAAAATTACCACGATGTTTCAAATTATTGTAAGCAATGACTAAATTTAAAATATCACTTATATCTTCAAAAGTGTCTGTATAAAAATCCTTGATATCTTCAAAATCAACCGTTGTCAATCCTAGTTGTTTTATTGATTCCTCTCTATGTTTTATGTCGGAATAAAAATCTAATCCAAAAATAGGAATAAATATATGGAATTTTTGGACAAACTTATCAAGGATATTGAATAATTTTTTCTCGTATGATCCTAAGGTATTCTCAAAATGTTGTGCAAGTAATAACAATTGTTCCGAGTTTGTATCTTTAAATTCGTTAAATATATGATCCGTTATTTTCTTGAAATATTCTCCCGCAAAAGTTTCGATAAACTGAGTATTTAAAAAATGGACTGCTCTCAACAATTCTAATTCGTTATCTGCCGGAAACGGTGTTCTATCTATTACATCATGAAGTTCTTTTCTCAAATATCCATGGCTCTCATTGAACCATAATTCATTAATCCGTTTAACTATAGGCCATTCATTATCAATTTTATAAAGAAATAAAAAGGTGCTTCGCTTGAACTGTTCTATATTCTCACCCATAACAAAAACACCATTTTTAAAAAAGGGACTGAAAAAATCACTCTTTGATTCAGTATATAAACGTATCTTTTCTGTTAAAAGCTCACCTGAAACTTCCACTATATAATCAGGCAATTCACCTGGCTCAAGAGGATTGACATTTTTTAATTCAATAGAATACCCTGCATTTTTTTGGTCTAAATATACATTTCCATATATAGAAATTTTGCAATTTCCACACCTGATTCTTACTGGATATTTATCTAGCCAACCTAGCTGAACCTTTATACGAGTAATACTTTTACATACATTACACTGATAGTCTCCTGTAACAACCATAATTCTCACCACTTTTTAATATATGCTCTACCATGTCTCGCTTATACATCAGTTAAACTCTAAAACATAAGCGTTTTATTTATTTTTGTTTCGATAATGCATTCTTGGCTTTCACATTCTATTATCGGTTAAAAGTAATTTATTTGGTACTGTTTGCGAAAATTGTCGAAAGATTTTTTCGGTGTTAGAATTAAAAAAATGATTGTATATATTCTTTCTAAACTGCCCCCGCACTCAAGCCGTTAACCGCCAATTGTCTATCCTGAGATTTACCGGACGCAGTTTACAGAGAACATAAAAAAGCGACCCCGCTCATCAGCAGTGCCGCTTCCTTTGATTTCTTACCTATTACCATAATACCTTATCTAAAACAAAATGGTGTGCCGTTATAATGCCAAAAATGTGCCATTTAATTTCTTAATACAACCGGCGCTGAAATATCTAGTCCGTTATCAGCTAAATTTTTCACGAACCTTTTAGGACTAACATAATCGGGCACGTAAAGCTTAACACCAAATTCAGATTCTCCTTTTTCAAGTTTTTTTTCGGCAAAAATCTTTGGATCACATAAAGAAACTACTAAATCTGAACTAATAATTGTATCATGTATTGTTTGCAATAAAGTTCGACTATCAACCGTTTTCGCATAAAAACTAAGGGGATTACTATAAAAACCACCTGCGTTGGCATCCCGCACTCTTCTTATACGAGAATTACTGCTTCTAAATTCGCCTGATATATCTCCAGTGTTTTGATAAGATAAATTTTTTAATAGACCCTCTATATCACTAAGTCTTTTTAAAACTAAAAATTCATCTGGATCTTGATCCTGTACGTGTTTTAAAATCATTGATTCGCTAGTTGCTCTATAAATAGGATTGTCTGGATCTTGTTCCTCCAACGCTGACTCTACATATTTTTTAAAGACCCCTTGTACTTCAATAACACCCATCATATCATTCGCAAAAAATATTGTGCGCTCAGCCCCTAAGTCAAAGGGTAGTTTGGTGCCATGTTCACAAACATGAACTATTGGCTTTCGGATAGCATGTCTTACAGCTACTTCATACATTACGTTTGGATTTAAACCCGTTAAATTTGCAATAACTAAATCATCTTCTAATATTCTATTAATTAATCGATTCGTTATAGACCCACCATTGGTCATTCTATGGGCAACCGCTGTTTGAAATCCAAGTTCATCTAAAATAGGTACGATTACAGCATCTATAAAACCTTCTGCAGAACGTCTAATGTCTGTATTCTCATTTCCAATAGGTGTTATTACAAACGCTCTTTTATTGGCATCTTTTTTTATTTCTTTTCTAACCCCGGTTTTTGACAAGTTTTTATACCCCCAAAATTTATTTCTATTAAAATTATAATTTAATAATCCTTATTTATCCACACAATCCACGAATTACCCATATGTTATATACTGTGCAACTGCCCGAAGTGCCGTCAGCCCTTGCCATCCGTGTTTTCAAACAATATCCCTAAAATGAATTCCACGTTTTCTTTTTGAAGGGAATCAATAAAAATATGCAGAAAAAAAGACTCATCTTGTTTATGAGATGAGCCTGCTTATATCTTGAATTTCTTCATGGCGTTGTTCATGGCATCCTGATTGATTCCAATGTATCGAAGGGTTGTCCGCTGATCTGAGTGATTAAAAATCTCCTGCAGCATGGCAACGTCTTTTGTTTGCTTGTAAAAATGGTATCCGAATGTTTTCCTCAGCGTGTGCGTGCCTATATCATCCAAATTGACATACTCAGCAGCAGCCCTCAAAATCTTATAAGCCATCGACCGGGAAATGGGCTTGTTGATCCCTTCGCGGCTTTTGAAAAGATATTCGTGATCTTCTTTCCCCTCAATATATGCCTTTAATTCTCTTTGAAGTTCCGGCGTCATTTCAATTCTCTTTTTCTTTTTGGTTTTCTTCTCTATAAGGTTGAAATACGGCCGTCTGGCGTCCCTTACTCTCAGTTCCAATATATCTGATATGCGGAGACCTGAATTTATCCCGGTGACAAATAGCATGTAATTCCGCTCGCTCTGTTCTTTTAAAAACCGTTTGATATAGAAAATGCATTCCGGGTCCCTTATCGGCTGAACAAAATTCATTCCGGCGCGCCCCCGTCCTTATAGACTTCCACGCGAAGAGCAAAGGCCAGCCGGTAAAATGCTTTTGCTTTCGTCCGGTAGTAGCTCCGCTGACTGAGTCTCATTTCTGCATAGACTTCATAATCATACATTTCTTCATTCTGCATGTAGAGCATGACAAGTATTTGCCGCTCCTTTTGGGAAAGCCGGTTAACCGCTCTTTGCATTCTCTTTAAAAACCGTTCCCTCTCAATCTCCCAATCCATACGTTTTAATGCTGCGTCTTCTGTGGAGGAATGAAATTCATTTGAAAAGCTGGGCGGAACAAGGCTGTATGTTGCGGTCACTTTCGGCAAAAAATCCTCCGGCACTTGTAACAAGTACATGCGATATTGTTCGAGCAGCTTTTCTGCTTTCGTTCTCGTTGCTTCTTCGTCAATTTGAGGTATGTTCAATCTCAACTGGTCCATTTTATTTTCATTGTTGTTTTTATCTTTTTTATCCATAGCATTTCCCTCCCGTTATTATTGCTGTCTAAAAGCTCCACCACGGCCTCTTTTGTATGTCGGCCTGTTTATTCCCATTAGGTTCTTTAAATCTCTCTCAGTAAGCTTCTGCGGCTTTTTTTCGGTGCTTTTGCGTGCTGTTGGCTTTTTCTTCTTAAAACCAGCGTTCGGCAGTGCATTTTTCTTGGCTTCCAATGCCCTTCCCCCATTCAAATAAAAAACGGACACCAATCAGAGCACAGTAATTCTGTGCAATGATCAGTGTCCGCAGGCTTTCCGTCTTGGACTTATTCAGTTAGATTCGTTCTTATTCTTCTCTACATACTTATCAATATCTTGAAAAAACGCCGCGGCCGTGAATGCAATGATTGAGCCTATTAATGTGATATTCGCCTTCATGTCCGGCCTGTATTCGTACTGAAAATAAAACCAGAATCCTAACCCCATCAGCATAAAAACTATTCTTAGCGCCATCTAATCCCCCTTATTTGATTTGAAATTTTGCTGATTCAAATGTTCCGATATAGTTCCGCTTGCCGGAATCAGAGTAGCAGTCCAGCTGTATGACATAGGTTCCCTTTCCGGTCTTATTCCGGATCGTTTTCACGTTGAATGATTTCAAAGGCGTTGCCGTTTTGAAGCTGCCCCGCTGTACTAAATTCGTATCAGTCAGCCCGCCGCCGCTGCGCTTCTTGTATACGCCAGCCGTGTAATAAAGAGTGCTTGAGCCTTTTTTCTCGGCTTTCCAGTCCACCGTTGAGGCGCCGGCCGTGTATGTCCCGGCATCCGTAAACACCCGGCCGCTGTACCCGGATTCATTTTGCCAGCCGGACCATGCGGCGGAAGCAGACGGCGCAACGGCCGCCGCTCCCGTGAGTAATATTGCCGATAGAATGATTGATTTGAATAGTTGTTTCATGATTACTCTCCCCTCATTGCTGTTAATACATCATGGACATAAAAATTCTGCTCCAACGCTTCCCACAGTTCGTCTGTCATGCCTTCTTCTGCTGTCATGTCTTCAAAGTCGGCGCCTGTATACTGGATACTTGATCCGCTTTCTGTTGGTGAAGTTTCCTGCCTGTTAATTTCTTCCCCATTCTCGTTAAACAATTTCACAATGCCTTTTTCTGCTGTGATTTCGATTACGACTTTGTTGATCATCATTCTTCCCCCTTAACGATATATCCCTTCAAAATCGCCTTATTTAGATCATAAGCAGACATGCTGTTCAGCGGATCAAACAATCCGGTCCACGGTTCGACATCCCCTATTTTAATGACAAAGTGTTTCCCGACGAATTGAAGGCGCGCAAATTCTTTTTTATCTCCTTTAGTCAACGCGTTCACTCTTTCGGGTTCAGCATCAGCCATTTTTAAATAAAACTTCATGCCTTCACCAATAGCCCGTGCCTGTTCACGTGTGACTTCAACCTTATCGCTTGTTTTGATTGTGATTTTTGTTTTTGTCATGTTAGTGAACCATCCCAAAGAAGCATTTCACCCGCTGGAACATTGAACGTTTCCATAATCAGATGATGATCAGTTTCGCCATGTTTTTTCATCACTCTTTTGTATTCACTAAGCGCATAATCAGGGCTTACCTCATTGATTTCTTCATCTTGAAAATTGTCGTAATCGTCCGTGTCGGCGACGTTCTCAATATAAATTTTCTCGGCTTCGGCCTTGTCTTCCGCTTTGAGAAGCGCGTAATATGGATCATGAATTTCATAGAATTTCATTGTTCTTCCCCCTTCAATTGTTGTACGGCTGATTTGTAGATTCATGATTCAACTTTCTCCCTTCTCCGTTTACGCGGAATGCCTATTTTTCTTGCATGATAGAAATAAGTATCAATACATTCGAAACCGAAATGCCGTGCAATTTGGAAGTGTGTCCAATTCTGGTTACGAAGCTCCGTCCATTCTTCCAGAGTGAACAGGCGATACGGTTTCTGGATTACTATCCCGTTAGCCTTTTTCCAGACGGAAAGAGTGGATGGAGAGCAATGGAGTTCCTCTCTCGCTATTTCCGTATCAGACATACCGCGTTCATGAAGCTCTCGATATTGCTCCTCTGTGAAGCCGATGTCATCAAGTAAAGTCACACTATTCCCTCCTAATTAGCCTTTAGTCTTGTAAACTTGGTCATATGTTCACTTACGCAGAATTCAGGAAGGTTTGCCCTGACAAGCTGCTCGGCGAAGGGCGGCGGAACTGCGTTACCACATCGCTCAATCTGTTTCTTTTTCGAATACGCTACACCGTTTATATCTCTATCAATCACGTAATTAGTCGGGAATCCCTGAGCCGCAAATAATTCATGAGGCTGAAGCATCCTCATCCCAATGTCGGCGATCTGATAGTTTTCACCTTTAATCGTGACCAGGCCGAATCTGTCTTTTGTGGTGACTGTATGCAGAGGGTCACTGAGAGCCTGCCCCGTATCTGACCCGTAATATTTCGTCAGGAAAGCCCTGACTTCGCCAACGTGCAGGCCACCCGCCGTTATTGTAGGCATTGGGTTCGTCACCGTTTGGCCGTCTCTGCATGTGCCGCGGAGCTTGATCAAGTGACTTGTGGCAATGGCGAATTTATTGCCGCCGGCCGTTATGGTGCCGAGTGGTTTTTTCAGATCGAGCACCCGCCGGCCTTCCGGATCGCCGTATCCCATTTGAATGAGTGAATTACCGCGCTCCCCTATAACAAATGGTTTTTTACTGTCAATGACAAAACGTTGTATACCTCGAGCGATGCGCCGCATTGTATTTTCTGAAAGAGGCTTTTTCCTGTTGAAAATTGACGGCGTTTCCAGTGACCAGTCCATAATCTCGGAGGCAGTCCGCCACGGTTTAAGCTTTCCGGACTTCACTGCCGCACTTTTTGGATCGCCATGTGTCGGCTCAGGCCATATGATCGGCCGCCCGTCACGCCGAGCGATTAAGAACAGCCTTTTCCGTATTGTCGGGGCGCCGTAGTCGCACGCCTTCAGCTCTTTCCATTCGACTTTGTATCCGTGTCTGTTTAACGCTCTGACAAAGGAACGGAACGTATATCCTTTTTTGTCCGGGTCCGGCCTTCCGTCTTTCCCAAGAGGCCCCCACGTCTGAAATTCCTCCACGTTTTCAAGAATGATTACCCGCGGGCTTACCGTTGCCGCCCACCTGACCGCTACCCATGCAAGCCCCCGGATGCTCTTCTCAACGGGTTTGCCGCCCTTGGCCTTTGAAAAATGCTTGCAGTCCGGGGAGAACCAGGCTAAACCAATCGGCCGCCCCTTGGTTGCTTCCCTCGGGTCTACTTCCCAAACAGACTCACAATAATGTTCTGTATCAGGGTGGTTTACTTGGTGCATGGCGATGGCCGCCGGATCATGGTTAATCGCAATGTCCACCGAAAGCCCGGTAGCCAATTCAATTCCGGTACTGGCCCCGCCTCCGCCCGCAAAGTTATCGACAATGATTTCTCTGAATAGCCCTAGTTGCTGTTTGATCATCCCTTAACCCCCGATCAAATTCGGCAGCACGGAGATAGCGAAGAAGATGAGCCCCACGCATGCCCCGACCAGCCAGATATTTGTTTTATCCCGTTTAGCGATAATGGTATGGTCGCCGATCATTTTAAGATCGTCAGACCGAGCGACAAGCGTCGGGATGTAGTCCGGGTGAACCTTCAAAAGCTCGGCCGCCTGCTCGACAGTCATTGCTTCGTCCTTCGTGGCCTTCACGTTCCGTTGCAGTTCTACTTGTAATGGAATCATTCTGCCCCCACCTCCCGCGCTTGTGGTAAGTTCACTCTTTGCAGAAATTTAGCCAAGAAGTATCCTGAAAACCCTTCTAAGAAAACAACCTTTGCGCCGCTGTGAGAAGTAAATTCATCACTAGTACAGGACCAAATTCTTCCGTCGTATTGGCTCGCTTCATAGCATGTGTGCATGACAACTAATTCACCTTTTTGAAGTGGTTTTCTCATTCCGCATCACCCTCCCATGCAGCAGGAAACTGACCGTTTAAGGCCTTCCTTACCACTCCGAAAGGGTCGTCCTCTTCATCGGTGAATGTAGCAAGCAACCTTCTGAAATTGTCATTCTCGTATTTAAGCCGCTTAATCTCTTCTTGAGCCTGCCGAAACTGAATGACCGCAATGTCCTGCTGGCGCTGGTGCTCCCTATTCATAGCCTGTTGCATGATTAACTCTTCCGCGAGCTTTTCGGCTGCTGCTTCTAAAGAAATTTGCTCGGGTGTACTGGCCGCCGTTTTTGAAAGGGTGCAAATGTAAGAGCCGGTATATAAAACCTCACCTTGTGATAAGTTGATTTTGAATTCTTTCATGCCCGGGCCTCCCGGTCTAAAAGACATGTTTTGCATACAACCCATTGAGCTGAATAATATATTTTTCCGCAGCGTTCACACTTGCGGGCAATTTCGTTTTGATACATTTTCCGTTCCTCCCCCGCAGGGGAAAACCCCTGCTAATTGAATTTATGGCCGATCTCGTAATCACAACGAGCCAGGCCGCCTTTTACTGTTTGAATGATTGTTTTACCGTGTTCGGGTGCCTCAACGACATACGCGGCGTTTTGGTTGCCGTCTAACACGATGACAGACACCTTCCCCGGCTCAATAAATTGAGAAACACTTGTATTTTGATTGAGTGATATATGTTTTGGCTGCATGTTCAAAGCCTCCGTATGATATAATAAAAGTGTCGAGTTTTTATTTACCATACGGTGGCGGTTGCTTTAGCGGCCGTCCTTACATCCAATATTTTGACTGGAAGAGCTGCATACCAGCCTTTGGTTTTTCCGTCGGAATGATTGGGTGTTTTTTTATATACTTGAGGCGTTCTTCTTCGCTCATCACCCGTGTTGTAACTTCGCCGTGCCGACGCAAGTTTTTGTTTTCTGTCATGGTGCTGTCCTCCTACTCTTTGTTCATGCCTTTGATTTGAAGATTATATAAGCGCTCAAGCTCTTCATCTGTCTGGCGGTTTAAAAAATCTCTGCCATAAGAACCGATAAGCAAAAGCCATTCCATTAAATGCTTTCGTTCTGCCTGTCCCAACGTCTGCCACTCCCTTCATAATCAGCATTTGTAAAGCCGCGTTCCGCACCTCCGGGGTACAGTCTTCATAACGCACGATGACCATAAGTTGCTGGACCGTTGCTTTTTCAAAACGGAAGCTTTTGTTTGTTGCGTTCATCTTCTGACACTTCCTTTCCGAGCAAGCCGGATTCCCGAGGCTCTATAAGGTCTTTTTTTGCCTGATCGATGATAAGAAATAACGTTTCGTCTTCATTCCGTTTCAGCTCTTTTGCTATGTTGAGATATGACTCGTCGGCCGCCCATAGCTCCCGGAAACGCCTGATTTCGCTGTCATAAAACATGAAGTTTAGTTCTTGAAAAGGGATATACACCGGGCTTTCTTCAAACAAATAGCGTAGTCGATACATTTTATCTTTCATCGTTTTCTCAGATATTCTTATTCTTTTGTTAGCGCGTAAACCGTTCTTACGGGCGGGCAGGATGTTTTTTCTTGCAAAGTCCATGACCAGCAAAATGATTTCATCCGAATCCCTGTTTAATAATTCCGACATATCAAGAATTGATTTGCCATCATGCCAGTATTGAACAACCTTTTTCAACTGGACCATTGACCATTCATAATTCATATCCTCCAAAGCCAGTTCGAACCGTTCGGCATTGAGCGCCTGACTCATGCTAAACACTCCTTTTTGTAATTCATATAGCGGTGAACAAGTATGAGGCGGTGTTCATGCTGCAGATTTTTGCTTACAAGCCAGTTATTCGGGTTTAAGCCGTTTGCCTTAATGACATTTTTCTGTGCGCGCGTCGGGCGCTTCCCGTGTTTCACACTGCATTCCCCCTAAAGTTCTGATAGTCTGCTATTTTTTGATCAAGAACCTTGATAAGCTCGTCTATTTCTTTTTTGCGCTGGTCATCCGTTAATTTGCGTTCAGGGACGATCTGCAGCACGCCGGGCATGATTGCCTGTATCAACTGTTTTCACCTCCTTAAAAGGACAGGGCGGGCGCAGTGCGACCTTTTCTTTCCTTCTGTTTCTCTTCAAATTTGACTGTTTCCAAGTGAGCCGTGAGCCGGCTGACAACTTTTTTGTCATAAAGTTTAGTCAGAGCTATGCCTGATAGATTAGTTGTAACGATTGTCAGTTTGCCTTGCCGCCCCGTAGAGACGCCATACCATACGCGATGAATAAAATCATTTGCCGCCCTGTTTTCGTTGTCTGTGTCGCCCACCTCGGCCCCGAGGTCGTCAATGACAAGATAATCAACCCTTGTCAGCAGTTCGATCGCAAAAGCTTCGGTAAGCCTTTCAGAGCTGTCCTTGAATGAGTTCTTTATTCGCCTCATAAGGGCGTCACTGTTTACAAACAACGCTGATTTAGCGTATCCTTCTGCGTCCCTCTTGTTCAGCTCTTTAATGGCTGACATAGCGAGATGGCTTTTTCCTGCGTTAGATTCACCCGTTAAGAAGATATTCATGACGGCTCCCGCCTTCACTTGCTTAACAAGCTCCATCATCCGGCGCTTGTTCCGCTCGTCTTCATGGTTATAACTTTGGAATGTCGAGAACGTCGCTTCTTTAAGTGTGGGATCAGCGATTAGTGAATACATAGATAAAACCTTTTGATCCATCCGGCGGCGCCATTCCTCGGTTTCATGCTCAATCTCCTTATTGCGCTGTTCCCGTTCGCACATGGGACACTTTGCAGAGCCATCCCGAAGTTTGATGAGCTGAACTGGATACGGCTTTTCTTCTCCACCGATAATCCGGGTGTGTTTATCGCAGTAAACAGGATTGCCGTGCTCATCAGTATGGAATGTCATCCTCCGAGATATTTCGCCCTGGACTGCGGCCGCTTGTTCCTTTGTAAAATCCTTCATTCGCTGATCCTCCTTTTTGATTTAGGTAAGATTCAAATTTTGTACCGAACAATGTTTCAGGACGTAAATATCGATTCATAGCAGGATCATTGAGCCATTCCTTAGTTTTTACTAGAATGACATGTTTAAAATCTTCAAAGCGAAAACCTTCGTTCCAGCGTGCCTTGATGTCTTTTTTTGTTTTTGGTGTAGTAGGTCGATATCGTTTGCCCGCTACTTTGTTTAGCAGATCAATGATCAGTTTGTATGGAATCTCGTCCTTTTCGTTTTCTGAAAAAGATGCGTCGTCGGGTTTACTCGACAATATATCTTTTAATTCTTCTTTCTTCTTTCTTCTTTCTTCTTCTTGTTCGTTACCTTGCGTTACTGTAACGTTACCTGTAACGTTACTAGGTTGAGAAAGCTGTAAAGCCTTTTGTTTTTCCCGATATTTAGCAACTCTTTTGCGTGTATCTTCCCTGATTTTATCCATCGCATCTACGTTCTGATGCTTTTCCCAATTGCAAATACTGATATAGTTCTGATCGTTAATCTCGATCATTCCGAACCGTCTAAATGTATCCAAGGCCATTCTTACAACCCCCAACGGGCGCGAGAAAATAGCTGCCAACATTTCATCGGTATATGGAACATTTTCACTAAGGAAGATGTATCCCGAAGCATTGGTTTTACCAGCTTGAGCAAGTAATTTAACCCATATAATTAATAAAGTGTCGGCTTCAGGCATCTGTTCAATAAGCTTGATTTTTTCGTCATCAAACATATGAGTGCTGAGCTTTACGAATTTAATTTCGCTCATTTAGCCCGACCCCTTCTGATTTCGTCAACGGCCATACAGACCGCTTGCCATTTACAATTACAGAGCCTAGGGTATTTTGCTGACATAGATCAGACAAGCAGACGCCGCCTTGCGCTTTTAGCTCGGCGATAGCTCGTTCATGAACCACGACAGACTCACTTATAACTACAGCGACTTGGTTGCGCAACCAAACAAGACTTTCTAAAAACATTTTGCAACCTCCTTATGCGTTCGAAATGCAGTTCTTTGCGATCCAAGCCTCAACAGCACGTCGCGAAAATCTTCGCTGGGTTTTTGCCCCGCCTGGGCGCTGAGGTGGTTCAAACGAAGGAAAGTCCGGCCTACTGAAATACAACTCTTCCGCAGTAGCGGCAGTACATTTGAGTATCCCTTCGTAAACCTCTTTCTTTGTTAGCAACTGATCCTGTGCAGACAGTACCATGATCATTTCTTGAATTTTAGGAACCAGCGCTGCGCTGACATTTGTGATTACTTCGCTTGTAATTGTGTCGATATCTGATTGTTCAAGTTCAATTTTCATAAGTTTCCTCCTGAATATTGTGGCTTAAAAAACCCCAAAACATCTAAAAAAAATATTCTATTGATTCATTTAGCGCAATAGAAATCCTATTCAACGTCTTCAAATTCGGACATCTTTGTCCATTCTCTATTTTACTAATGTAAGAGCGCGATAATTGAAGCTTATCCGCTAACTCGGTCTGTGTTAGGTTGAGAAGATTTCTCTTTTCTTTAACTTTCATCCCGATCTCGATACCGATTTGTGTCTCGATCACCTGTAGTCACCTTCTCTCTAAAAAAATGTGACAAATATGCCCCAAAACAAATATAACATTCCTCGTTTTTTTTGACAACCCATAATTTTGTTTTTTGGACTATATGTCACCATGACATGTTATAATAGATTAAACAAAACCATTGAAAACAAAATGAATCCTAATGAAATTGAAAAGGTGATATTCATTGAATAATAGTGTTGGCACCAAAATAAAAAGATTAAGAAAAGATAGGAAGCTGACGTTGCGTGAAACAGCAGAAAAAGTAGGTCTTGATCACAGCTATTTATCTAAAATCGAAAGAGGCGTACAAAATCCCTCTCTAAAAACCATTGAATCTTTATCTAATTTTTTTGATGTTGATCGTTCTTATTTTTTTACAGACGACAAAAATTTAGAACCGTTTTCAGATGCTGAAAAACAACTTGCATTTGAAAGAGACTTATCAATAGAAAATCTCAGGAAGAATTATAATATAACTGTTGACGGTAAAGAAGTTTCCGACGACGAAATAAATGTGATGTTAGAAGTCTTAAAAGCATACAGAAAATCAAAGGGCAGCTCTGATATTGATTGATTCTTGGTCGGCTAATTGCTTTATTTTCTCCAAAAATTCATCGAGTGAAATATCTGTCTTCATTTTATGCAATCCCCTTCATGCGAACTTTTGTTCTATTATAATGTATTGATGGTTAAAAATAAATCGGTAAGCAAGGATTTCCTGTTTTTCATTTTTTTAAAACAGGAAATCCTTCTTAAAAACACGAAAGACGATGCCTATAATTTTGGCAGCGTCTTTTTTAATAAAATATAGTTTTTTCAGTTTTTGTGATTTTTGGCTCTACAACTTTGTAACTCATGCCAACTGGTGGATCAGCTAACTGCTTAGTGTGTCCAGGATTCTGCAAAGGTTGTGGTTCATTTTGTTCAGTATTAGAAATTGCTGTACTAAAAGCAAAGGCTAATACTATCACTAATGTTATTGCTATCCCTATGACTGTCTTTTTCACTAATATTCACCCCCCTCTTTATAATATTATAATCAACCCCCAGTTTTAGCAACTCTATTTTTGGTAAATTTGCTCTAAAGTAGTCTTTTTTATCACAAAATATATGTAATGAGAGAAGCAATTTCTCTATGCTCTTCTCTCTCTTTCCATCAAAGTAAAAAGCTAATGCAGAGTATACCTCATAATCATAATATTGTTCCAAGTTATTCTGTCTAACTACATTTTTTATGAATTCAGATACGATAAGCTTTTTTGACACAGGTCTTTCCCAAAACATGTTTAAAATCGCCAGTTGCTCTCTTAAATCATTGGCAACAAAATACCTATCTCGAGAGTTATTAAGTTCTATACCTCTTTTAAAATAATAAGCTGCATTGTCATAAGACTCATAGAAATACGATAATCCTGAAATGAAAAATCCATTAGTTACTGAATTCACACTGAAATTTCGTTCGATTAATTTCGCGGCTCTTTCCCGGGCCTGCTCTTTATTATTTCTAAATTTAAGATACATATTAGCAAGAGCTTCATCCGTCCTGCTTAAAAATGCCTTTTGAATAAAAGGGTCTTTTATTTCTGGCAGCATATCGTGAATCTTCTCGACATAATGCAAAGAAAGATCAAATTTCCCACTATAATAAAAACATAGCATTTCTAAAATTAACAAGAGGGTTTTTAAATCTTGCGAACTAGGCTTCAATGGTTTTAACTTCTCAAGATATTCAACTTCACTATAGACACGGGAATACTTTGACTCAAGCTGCCAGCCATAAACTAAAGCCCATTCCCTCAGCTCTCGATTGCTACCATTAATTGTTTCCCCTATCAAATGAGTAGTCATCGAATCGAGTTTTTTTGAGTGTGCATATTCAAATGCAGTTTTTATATTCTTTTTTGTTGCTTCATAGCAGCACTGGCGCATTATTTCAGTTTCATTATCCTTATCAAGATAGCGAACGATTTCCAATACCATCCACAAGGCGATTTCTTGCCCATTAAGGAATTTACTGAGATGCGAAGCGCTGATTCCAATTTTATCAGCAATTTGTTTTTGCGATTCTTCCTTTGACTCAATTATATTCTTCAAATGCCCTCTAACATCAAATTTATATTTATTCATATTAATCACCACTTCAAATTAATATATCACGTCCAGAAGAAAAACATTGTCGATAATTGACGAAAGCATCAAAAAAAGAACGATAATTTCGAATAAGAATAATATTCATATTTTTCTCTATTATACCATAATTCTTACCAAGATTATATATTTAGTGAGAATTTTTACAGGTATCACATGGCAACAAGCTTTAACTTCAATTGAACTAATCGCAAACGAAAATAACTTTACTCTACAAAAAAATTCTATTGAGTTGCATAATAATATTAATAAAGTGATTTTAAGTAAAAATGGAGGATAGGATCAATGGCGAGTTATAGAAAACGCGGAGACAATTGGGAATACAGAATTACATACTATGATCCCATCACGAACAAAAGACGCGAAAAAACAAAGAAAGGCTTCAGGACTAAAAAAGAAGCTATGGTTGCAGCCGCTCAAGCTGAAATTAACATTGATCAAGATTTTTTTGAAAAGGATGATAATATTAGACTGGCCACTTACCTTGATAAATGGTTTGAAGATTATAAGCCCACCGTCAAAGAAAGCTCTTGGAAAACAAGACATGATAGTTTAATCATTTTAAAGAAGCACTTAGGGGCTTATAAATTAAAGAGCGTCAATGAAAAAATATACCGTAATTTTCTGAATGATATAGCGCCGCAATATGCAAAGAACACACTTATTGGGGTTCATCACGTAATTAAGATGGTTATGGATCAAGCTGTTAAAGACTCCTACTTCAGATATAACCCAATTAAAGAAGTGAAAATTCCTAAAACCACAAAAGACACCTCTTCAAAACAAGTTGATGAAGATCTTGCAGATATAAAATTTTGGGAAAAGGAGGAGATAACAGCATATCTGAACGCTGTAAAACGGAAAGGGAGGCCTCAAGATTTAGCGATGTTTTTGCTACTGGTGTATTCCGGTTTGCGTATCGGCGAAGCTGTGGCCCTCAAATGGGACAAAATTGACTTTGAAGAGTCTATTATCCGGGTCAGATTCACTTTGTTCCAAAAGAATGGGTTAAGAGGGAAATATAAAATGATGCCGCCTAAAACTCAATCATCTATCCGTAACGTACCGGTTCCGCCTCAAGTCATTAATCAATTACGTGTTTTGAAGCATGTACAAGAACGAATAAAAGAGGAGAAACGAGGCAATTACGTTGATGAAGACTTTGTTTTCGCTGATCATACAGGTCAGCCCGAACCGGCAAGAAACTTCAATTATCGAATGGCCACTTATATAAAAAAAGCAGGAGTGAAAAAAATCACTCCGCATAATTTAAGACACACATATACAGCTTTGATGATTGATGCAGGGATTGATATTAAAGAAGCTCAAAGACGCCTAGGACATTCCTCTGCAAAAACAACGCTCGACATTTATTCGCATATCATGAAAGATAAAAAAACTGCATCTATCGTCCAATTTAACGCTATGGCGAATGAAATCTTTTAA